CTCAATTTCACGGCGTCTGTCGCCGTTCCCGCCTTCAGATTTGTCGCTCTTGGCGCAACCGAAGGTTCCATTGCACTCGCTTCCGCTGGCGGTGATGCTGTCGGCGTGAGCTATGAACTGGATGCAGCGCAGGGCGCACGCCAGGACGTACAGCTTGACGGTATCGCCGAAGTTACCGCCGGAGGCGCTTTCGCCGTCGGCGCAAAGCTCAAGGTCGGCAGCGACGGCAAGGCTGTCGCCGCTTCTGCCGGTGATGCGTTCGTTGCAATCGCGCTCGAATCTGCCGGTGCAGACGGCGACCGTGTGCGTATCAAGCTCGAAAAGGGTGCGGCAACCAACGAAACCACTTTCAAGGCCGAAGAAGCCATCGGCAAGAACCTTTTCGTGAAGGCCGGAACCGACACGGACAAGGTCAAGAAGGGCACCGCAGGTGCCGCCGTGCTCGGTGTAAGCGGTGACGAAGACACTGCCAGCGGCGCAAATATCGTCGTGCAGACGAGCGGCAACGTGAAGGTGACCGCTGGCGGCTCTGTCGCAGTCGGTGCACGTGTCGCTTGCGATGCGAACGGCAAGGCTGTTACGGCTGGCGCATCGACCGAAACTTATGGAGTTGCTCTCACTGCGGGTGCATCGGGCGACCTTATCACGGTCGCTTTTGGCTACGCAGGCAAGACCGCTGCGGGTTAAACTTTAACAAGGACAAAAACATGAAGCTGAACAAATGCATTCTCATGCTCGTTACCCTAGTGTGTGTTCTGTGCTCCGTTGCTGGTGCCGACACGCTTACTGCCTGCGGCATCCCGCAGATTGTCGCCGACATTTTCGGCTCTGACGGCGGCTATCTTGCAGCCGGCTTGATTCTCCCGATTGGAGAACAGCAGACCGGGATTGTGGCCGCCTACCAGAACAAGAAGCTCATTGCCGATCAGGTGATGCCTATCAAGGTGCTTGACGGCCCGGAACTCGCGTTCAAGTATTACGAACGCACCAAGGGCGACGCCTTTACTGCTACTGATACCCATGTCGGACGTACTTCCGCACCGAATATCATCCACCTTTCCGGCGAAGAAAAGACCGGTGCTTGCGTGCCCCACGGCTTGCAGGATATCGTGCCGAAGGAAGATATCGACCAGATCAAGAACAAGGAACGCTTTGTCAATACCCACCTTGAATACTTGATGAACCAGGTGCTTCTCGGTCGTGAAATGCGTGTCGCTGGCATTGTGCAGAACACTTCGAACTATGGCGACAGCTTGACCCATACCTACGAAGCTGCTGAAGGTATCGGTGCTTCTGGTTTCGATATCGTGGAAGTGCTCCTCGACTACCTCGAAAAGCCGCTGGCACGTCCAAACATCCTTGGCATGAACGCCTTTGTGTGGGCGAAGCTCCGTACCGACCCGAACATTCTCAAGGCCATCTACCCGAACAACAACGGCGGCGGTGTCGCTACCCGCGAACAGATCAAGGCGTTGTTCGAAGTCGATGAAATTCTCGTTGGCGAAGCCCGCGTGAACACGACCAAGAATGCCAAGAATCCGACTCTTGCTCGTTGCTGGGGCAATAACATTTGGGCACACTACTCCGAACCGCTTTCCAACCTCAAGGAAGGCATTGCATGGGGTATGACCGCACAGGTGGGCGAACGCTATGCCGCAATCGTCGAAGACGAAAAGATCGGTCTCAAGGGTGCCGAAGTCATCAAGGCCGGTTTCTACCAGACGGAAGTCGTGGTCGGCAAGGATGCGGGCTTCCTCTTGAAGGACGTGGTGAAGACCACCTAAGGTTGAATGATGAACTACTGCACGCTCGAAGATATACGGGGCCATATTTCCGAAGCCCGCCTTGTCGAAATCACCGACGACACGCACCCGAATGCCACGGGCAGTGTCCAGGCGACGGTCGTGGAAAAGGCTATCAACGAAAGCAGCGACATAATCGATGCCTATATTGGCAAGCGGTTCAAGCTGCCTTTGCCCGGAATCCCGAGCGTGCTGCGTACCATCTGCGTTGACCTTTCGATTTACAACCTGTATGAACGCGTAACGGAGATGGATATCTCCGAAGGGATGAAGCTCCGTTACAACAACGCAATAAAGATGCTGGAACGCATTGCCGATGGCGAAATGTCTATCGGTATCGCTCCAGAAGAACCTATCGCAGAAACGGGCTTTGCGGTCGCCTCGAACGGTCGCGAACCCATGTTCTCGATGGAATCCATGAGGTTCTGATGCCTGTAGCCGTGACGAATAACTACGTGATTGAAAAGGCTATCAAGGACCTTTTACGCGACAACAACACGCCCATGAACTTCAAGGCGATTGACGTGCAGAGCAATATTTCAGCGCTTTCCCGTCCGGGGCTTGCTTGTGCGGTGATGTCCGGTGACTTTACCGAGGCCGATTTTAGCGGAAGGATCGAGGAAAATGCAAAGATTGTCGTCTCGCTTGTTTTCAAAAATGTCGCAAGCGAAGAGGAACGCCGCAAGATAGCGCACCCGGCGGTAAGCTACGTGATAGGCAAGCTCCACAATAACGATGTCGGGCTTGACATGAAGCCCTTGAGCGTGGCACGTTGGCGCGATGTAACCACCGCCGAGCATTTGACTGCCGCATGCATGGTGGTCGAGATTGAATTTACGACGCAGTTCACGGTAACGCCTGAGTCTGCCGAACAGAACTACAGGGAACTGCTTTCTATCAGCTCCACGTTCAAGAGTGAAACGCCTGGACACGAAACTCTTGCAGAGGGCAAAGTCATTTTCAAAGAGGTAAACAATGAACCTGAGTCCTAACATTCCCGAAACCATGATTCCTGGTTCTTACACGGGATACAACTACTACGCGGGCCCGAACGGTCTTCCCGCCAACATCCAGAAGGTGCTCCTCATTGGCGACAAGTCGTCTGCGGGCAGCATCGCTGCGAACAAGCCGACGGAAGTCGCTACCGAGCAGGAAGCAATCGCTCTCGCCGGTTCGGGTTCTGTGCTCATGCAGATGTACAAGGCTGCAAAGAAGGCTTGGAAGTACGCACAGATTTCGTTCCTGTGCTACGAAGTCGCTGCGAGTTCTGCCGCCACGTGGGCGTTCACGCTTACGGGCACAGCAACTGCAGCGGGTCAGGTTGGCGTGGATTGTAACGGCGTTCAGTTCGTGACCGGTGTTGCCAAGACAGATACTGCCGCTGCTATCGCCACGGCTCTCGCAGATGAAATTAACAACACCCCAGACGCTCCATTTACCGCAGCTGCCGATTCTGGAACTGTGACGCTTACTGCCAAGTGCAAGGGTGCATACATTTCTACGGCTGCGGGAGGCCTCAATGTGAGCGCTGTCAGCACCGCAACGGGTGTAACCGCTGGAAATGTTACAACTACCGCAGGCACGGGCACTGTGAACCTCGAAACGGCCCTTGCTGCCGCCTTCCCTGAACGTTTCCACATCATTGTAAGCCCGGTTAATGACGAAACGAACCTCGGCAAGCTCAGAACTCATCTTGAAGCTGCCGCTGCACCGCTAGAACAGCGTGGTCAGCGTGCCGTCTGTGCGATGGTTGCCGCCTCCGCAAGCGCCGCCAAGACCGAAGCTCTCAAGCATAACTACGAACGTCTGCATATCGCGGCGGTCAAGAACAAGCTGAACGCTACCGTGTGGGAAATCGCGGCTGGTCTCGGTGCAATTTTTGCAAGCAACTCCAAGCCGAACGTCCCGATGAACGGTGTCGCCATTCCGGGGCTTGCAATCCCCGATCTTGAAGACAAGTGGAGCGGCGAAGAACAGGATGTCCTGCTTTACGGCGGCGTGATTCCACTGGTGGAAGAAGATAGCCAGCTCTGCATCGTGCGTGCCGTGACCACGAAGAGCAACAACAGCGGCGTTCGCTTTACCAAGCTTATCGACACGGGCGTTATCGCTTCGCTTGACTACTTCCGCGATGCAATTCTTTCTACGCACAAGGCGAAGTTCAAGAACAAGGTCATCCACGCACTCCTTGCGGACTCCATCAACGAAGAAAACAAGAAGGTGGCCAAGGATCTTGAAGATGAAGAAATCTTGCGTTACATCGACGATTACGCGGACCAGTTCATCACGCAGGAATCGAAGAACGAACCGGGCCGCATGCTCTGCCAAATCCCTGCTCCTGTCGTGCCTGGCCTTAATCAGATTTACAACACCATCGACCTTTATCTTTAAGGAGTGAACCATGAGAATTACTTCTCTTTCTCTCGTCAAGGACGGTTCTGAAATCACCGACTTCTCGAAGTTCAAGGAAAACGAAATCGAGACCACCCAGACCGTAGAACACTTCAACGGCGAAGACTTTGTAAAAGTGCCGAAGAAATACGGTTTCTCGGTCACGTTCTTGCCGAAATCGGGAGCAGACCTCGATTGGGTTGCCGAAGAAGACAAGAACGACAATGGTTGGACCGTGATTGTGAACTACGTAGGCGGCTCGAAAGTCACGTTTACCGGCGTGCATCTTCTCAAGTCCACCCCGAACGAGATTGACGGCAAGACCGCCAAGGAAACCCAGCTCGAATTTTACGCCGCTAGCCGCAAGGTAAGCTGATGAGTGGATTGTCTGATAAAATTCGAGATGCCCACGAAGCTGCTGAAAAGGTCGATGTCGCGGAATCTGCGATTATCGACCAGATCAAGGCCTCGCACGATGTTTTCAAGGATATCGAGTGGCCTGGTGTTCCGGGCGTGACAGTCCGCATGAGGCTCTTGACGGTTTCCGAAGCCCGCAAGGCGAAGGTCGATAACCAGCAAGAGTTCAAGCGTGACGGACTTGAAATTGGAATGCAGAACTTGGCGGATTACCGCGAACAGGAAGCGGTACACGGTATGTGGCGGGCTTTCTCCGACCCTGAAACGGGAAAGCCTATTTTCCGCAATGCCGAGCACATGCGAACCTTGTGCACCAATGATGAACTGAAAGCCTTGTGCGATGCTTACAATGCCTTCTCCGACGAGAATGATCCGAACTTGGAAAAGCTCACGGACGAAGAATTTGAACAGCTCAAGGAAACTCTCAAAAAAAAACCGGACCAGATTCGCTCGAAAGTCTTAAGCTTGCCTGTAGCTTGGAAGCTTCTGCGTATTTTGGTTGCCCCGCAAGAGAACTGAACGACGCCCAATGGCTCCTCGTCTTCGCGATGAAGGGCTATTTGGTTGACAACGATAAAGGATGGCAGAGCATTGGCTGACGTTTCGATAAGAATTGGTGCTGACCCGACTAAGCTTCAAAACGGCTTGAAACAATCTTCTGCCGCGATTAACAGCTTTGGCGCTCGCGCCCGTGCAAGTATTGCTCGTGTAGGCAGTTCCCTCAAGGGGCTTGCCGACCGCATGGTTACGCCGTTCAATTCGTTGGTTCTTGGCGGTGGGCTTGGCATGGCCATCAAGAACGTGGGCGATCTCTCCGAATCGCTCATGTATTACGGCTTTGCCGCAAAGAAAAGCGACGCGGACACGAAGGTGTTCCGCGAATCGCTGCATAAGACGGCGGTCGAGACGGGGGTTGCCGCCACTGAAATCCTGAATGGCGTTTCAAAGATTGGCGAAATTACAGGCCAGTTCGATTTTGCCGAAGAAATGGGTCCGAGACTAGCAAAAGCCGCTAAGGCTTCAGGGGCTTCCATGGAAGACTTGGCTAATGTTGCCTCGTCTTTGAAAGTGACCATGGGCTTGACTGCCGATGAAGTCTCGAAATTCTTCAATTCACTCATTATCCAGGGCGACCAAGGGTCCTACACTCTGCAAAAGTTCGCAGCTGAAGGTAAGGCTCTTCTTGCTACTACTTCCACTCATGGCATCAAGACTGCGGACCAGTTCGCTAGTTTCGGCGGCTATTTGCAGGTGATGAACTCACAGATCAAGAGCGAAGCGGAACTTACTACGTCCGTCTCGGCTCTTTTCAGCGAACTTGCGTCAAAGGCAAAAGACCTTAATAAAATCGGTGTCCATGTTGTTGATAAAAACAAGGAATTTAACGATTTTGACGCAATTATGCGTCAACTGATGGATAAAACAAAAGGCGATATCCTAAAATTGGGCGAATTTTTTGGCGCATCATCTATGAAAGCTTTGATGCCCATCATCACCGAATACAAGAATGGATGGGAAACCTTAGATACCATTACGAAAAGCGGCCAAGAAGGCATGACCAATACGAAAGTGTTGGATGAACGCTTCCAAAAAACCGCTAATGATTTCAACAGCAATGTTGACAAGATGAAGAATGTCGCCCTGCAATTTGCAGACACGAACCTTACAGGGCCTGTTGAACAGCTGACAACCGCTCTAGGTTTTTTGTCCCGCCACCAGGGAATTGTTACAGCTGGATTTAAAACCATGACGATTGCGGCGCTTGCTCTTGGAGCCGTTAAAATTGGCGAACTTGTAAAAGATGCAGCAGCTCTTGGGCGAGACTTGAAGGGTTTCTGGTCCAAAAAGTTTGGTTCAGATTCATCTTCGCTTAAATCCGCAGTAGATACAGTCCAAAAGGTGTATGTGGTCAACATGGGTGGAGGCATGGGCGGAGCCAACTACATGGACGACGACCTCCCGATTGCCACCCAGAAGACAGCAACCGCGATGGAAACGACTACCAAGGAAGTGGGTCGATTCAGGCAGGGACTTTCTAACGCTCGTGCAGGTCTGAACAAGCTTGGAAGTTCGCCGCTGGCAATGTCTGTCATGGGGGCTGCAACATCTTGGGCAATGGGGCAAATCTACAACTTTGGTCAAGCCTTCATAGAATGGCGTAATGTAGTTGCCTCCTCGCGTGAAACAGCTCGAAATACCATCGACACAAACGCCAAGAGCTTTGAGGAAAAGTACGGCAAGAACGTCCATGCCCAACGCCATGACAAGACGTTACTTGCAATTCAAGAAGAAGAAACAAGCTTGTTCCCGTCGCAAAAGAAGCTGGACAAGCTTTATGAAACGTTGAAAATCCAGCGTGAGCTGATGTCGCAGGATATCAAAAGCGGAGCACAGAAGGTTTCAGCCGAAGAATACATGAAAAACTTTACCGTTGCCCCTAATATCGTCATCAACCTTGATTCCGCCAACAACCGCTACACAGCCGAAAGCGACGGCGGTAAACCGGCGAATGTCAAGCTTAAACGTCAAAACACTCCTTCGTTCGGGTAATGTATGGCAGACGTGAATGAACCCAGAGAAAGCACGCTTGGACCGTGGAATCTGAAGCTCGTATCCATCGGGGACGAGATTAGCCATGCCATTGCCGAAACTCAGTATCCGTACAAGAATGGTGCGGACCTTGAAGACATGGGCGTAAACCCAGAAGTGTTGCGCTTTTCATGCGTCCTCACGAACCAAGATTACGACGACAACTACCAGGCACTCCGCAATTGGTTCCTCTCTATTTTCGCTGAGCCTATAGAGCTTTGCCATCCGAAGCATGGTGTCCTGAAAGGCTATCCCAAGAACGTCTCGATGAGCGAGGACCGCCGCAAAAGTTTCGCTCAATTCGACTTTGATTTTGAAATCGCCGGAATCCAGCCCGACATCCAGGATTTTACAGACCCGGCAGAGGTTTGCGAGGAAGAGGCTAAGGAAGTCAACGCCGAAGTTCAGAAGGCCATTGCCGAGGAAATGCAGCGCGTGGGCGTTCCCGATGTTCCGGGTGATGACTGGTCTATTGGTGATTTCCTTAACGCTGTTTTTGAATACTGGGGTATTATTGCCGACACCGCCCGCACATTTATCGACGGTGCGAACAAGGTTGTAGGAATTGCGACCGGGGTTATAACTCAGGTCAAGGCCACTGTTGATTCTATCAGTTCTGCAGTCGATTATCTTGATACTATGTCGGGTAAATTGACTGAATGCATACAGAAGTGCTGCGATTCTTTTACGGCTCTTGCAAGGAGGTTTTCGGGCGACTCCGCTAAGACAAGTAATCTAGCAGAATACCTTGGTGAAACCCTTGCATCCATGCAGGCACAGGGAGTCCCTGCGGTTCTGTGCTCCGCTTTCGCGACTCTTGCCGCCGCTACTCTAGCCAACGAGACCGCAAAGCAAATCAGCAATGACGAAGCAAAGATGGGTGAATCCATCGCTTCAGAAAACGTCGTGTCCGATGACGCTCTTGGAAGGCCTATTGCCGAATCCGTAGAACCGTTCATCATGACTCCAGAGACTCTTGAAAATTCTTTGGCGACCGTTCGCGAGTTCATCAACAAGGTGTTGCCCGTGGCAGTTTCGCCGGAACGCCTCAAGAAAATGGCCGCGACTCTTTCCGCGTCAGTGCTTAAAATCAAGATGGAGTACATGACGACCAAGACTGTCAACGTGCCGTATGAAACTCCATTGCACAAGGTGCTGTTGGACAACGGGCTCAAATACAAGGCCGCAGACAGAATCTGTGCCCTGAACGGCGTGAAAAATCCGACATTCATGAACGGCGAGGTGCTTGTCTATGAAAGATGAAGTCATTGTAGCCGTGAAGAGTGCCAGGATGGACCGTTTCGTAAATTTCACGATAACGTCTGACCTGTTCGCTCCCG